TTTATTTGCAACTTCCCATAAAATCAAGGTTTTTAATAGATTTAAACAATAAAAAACAGGTAGTTTTTGACACTACCGTTAAAGAGCAGGAGGAAATTATATGGGACGGAATAAGAGATGGATGGAAGAAGAGGAGGAGGCCATGATGAGATACACGGAATACCATGCCGGAGTGCCAGTGATCAGGGATAGGAGCCTTCTGCCTGATGCAATCGGGAAACTGGCAGGGCTGGAAGACGGGGAGGAATCTATTGACCGGGAGCAGCTCCGGGAGGCGGTGGATTTCACGCGGCACTATGAGATAGACATGAGCAGGAAGGGCGCTTTTAAGTTTATTTTCTCGATGGATGTTATTGAGAAGGCGCTTAAGGAACTGGAACTAATTTAGCGTTTAAAGGAGGGCAAAAAAATGGCAAGTATAGATGAATTGGAATTAACAACAAGAGCCTATAACGTACTCAAAAGGGCAGGAATAGATACAGTAGAGAAGTTAGACAGCATTTCGGATTCGGAATTGCTAAGAATCAGAAACCTGAACCAAAAATGTCTTTCAGACATAAGAGAAAAGTTAAAAAAAAAAAAATACAAAGTAGGCAAGCATTACGAATGCAAGTATTGTGATTACACCAGGGGAGTTCCATATCCGGGAGAACCCGATTTCTTAGTCTGTGGGAGATGTGGGGCAGAGTGGGAAGATTGCAAAATATTGGTGCCAGATGAAGAGTATGACTATTAGCATTTAAGAAAGAAGGTGAAGGTATGGCATATGCAGAGAAAACCTCTGTATCCGTCAGTAAAACCAAAGCAGATATTGAAGAGTTGATACAGCGGTATGGTGCAGAGCAATTTGCGAGTGGCTATAGGGACAATATTGCAATTATAGGTTTTACAATGGCTGGCCGACAAATTAGATTTGTCCTCCCTCTGCCAGATAAGCAAGCACGAGATTACTGGTATACTCCGGGTCGTGGACAGAAACGGACAAATGAGGCAGCGCATGCTGCTTGGGAACAGGCATGCCGAAGCCGATGGAGGGCTTTGTATTTAATCGTCAAGGCAAAGCTAGAAGCGGTAGATGCAGGTATTAGCACTATTGAGCGAGAGTTTTTATATGACATTGTGCTGCCTGATGGACGGACGGCAGGGGAGTGGATGACGCCACAAATTGACGCAGCATACCAGACAGGGCAGATGCCTGCACTACTGCCTATGTTGCAAAACTGAGATTTAGTGGAGGTGGAAATATGAGATTGTACCAAGGAAATGCAAAAGAGCTTGTTGGAAAAAAGATTGACTGCAATCGAAGGATTGGAGGCTGTTATCCGATGAAAGTCATCGAGATAAATGGGATCCCGTATGTAAAAGATGCAGTCGGAGTGTGTATGCCAATCCCAGAAAAAGAAACAGATTTTATAGTTAATTAACTGGGCGTTTAGATAACAAAAAATAGCCAGCCGGCCTGCAGATAAATTGGTGGTATAAAAGCAGGCCAAAGGCTGGCAACATGATAATTATAAGGCTTCAGAGCCAAAAAGGCAAGAGAACAGAACAAACGAAGGAGATGATAGATTGAAGAATCGGAAGAGGGACAGGCATACGCTTGAGAGCGACCGGAAGTCCGGGCGTAAGATGATGGCAGAGAGTAAGCCGTCTGCTTCGGCGGCGAGGCGGTTTGTACATAAGGCGTATCAAAGTTATACGGTGGAAAATTATCTTAACAAGTTGGGAGTAGATGTGAAAGGGGTGGCTAAGGACAGTGAAAAACTCTGAAAGCATAAAAATGTTTCTGGATTTTGTAGATGAGTGCCAGAGTTTAAACAATACGGCAAGAGAGAATATTTCAGTAGAGGAAAAGAGACAGCAGGATCTTTTGCACCAGATCGAGTTCGAGAGATCCGCAAAGAAACGGGGACCGATAGGCACGAAACTACATAAGTGCCGGAATGATCGAAGAAGATATAAGGATCTATTCGAGGAGACGGATGAGATTGTCCAGTTCTTCCAGCAGCCTCAGCATAAGAGGACACTGGAACAGCTGCGGCAGCTTCTCGGCAGGGTGCGGAAGGCAGAGAAGTATCATGAAAACAGGACGTATATACCAAGGATTGAAAAGGAGTGATGCTGGTGGACAAGAAGATTCTGAATGATTACATAGATGCGTGTGAGATCATAAAGGAGACCGAGAATGAAATTAAAAAGCTGGAGAAAAAGCGGAAGATTGTACAAGACAAGGTTACAGGCAGCAATCCTGACTGGCCGTATGAAGCAAGGTCGTTCAACCTTGGCGGTACGATAGAGACGGTGGCGGATGCAGGACTTCTGCAGCGAGAAAAGAATATTCTCGAGATCCAGAAAAAGACTGCAGAAGAACTGAAACTGCAGGTGGAAGAGTGGATGGAAGAGATTCCTTTCCGGATGCAGAGGATCATACGGTACAAGATATTCAAAGATTTGACATGGGAGGAAGTGGCGAAACTTATGGGAAGGAGGGCCACAGGAGACAGCGTGAGAATGGAGTTTAACAACTTTATGAAAAAGTAATTTCGTTTTTTTCGCACTTTTCGTTTTTGGGATGCTATAGTATATCATGAAAGAAGAAGATATGATTGACGTATCTCTTGTTTCCTCCAAGTTTATGATCGAAAGGGCGTCCCGCAGGAATGCAGGGCGTCTTTTCGTTGCATAATGTTGACAAAAAAAGAACAAATGTTCTATAGTAAAAATACCTTCAAAACATACCTTTAATCGTTTTGATTTGTTGATAATTGTCATAAATTGGTATATTATGGTAACAGGTTTATCAATTTATGAGTACGGTGTGTGGAGGAGAAAAATGAAACTTGTAGGAGTAACAGCATATGCTATCAATATAAGAAACGAAGAACATCAAAATCTTGAATTGCATGATATTTATGGAACAGACCTATTAAATTATTTTTATAATTTAGCGAATATGACTGTTGATGAATATGCTAAAGATTATGTATTAGAAAATATTTTTGCATATAATATAGTGGATTTTCAAACGATAAGAAATGTAGCCGGACAAGATCTGTATGATATCCTTTATCTTAGAATAAAGACAGGTGATTATGGTGAAGAATCGGAGATCGTGGATAGTGATACAGGAGAAACAACACATACAAAAAGTGCGGATGAAGCAGATGTAATGCCGTTCGGATGCTGTATAATTGTTCCATGTGGAGCATATACGGAAGGTATTGTTTTAACTCAATCTTTGGGAAGGAATGGAATTACAAGTACTATCAAAAAGAAATTTAATGAATATATTAAACAACTAGATAGTCAATTAAGAGTAGTAATGAATCCGATCGTGCCAAGACAATATATGGAAAGGATATTGACTAATGGCGTATTAAAGACGGTTAGGCTTATAAGTTTTGGGATTCCTGATGATGATGCAGAAAGATATGGCATTGATAGAGGGGCTAGAAGAGTTATACAGGAAAGAGTTATTAGAAAACCAACGGGTTTTATTCGAAACAAGTATGATAGAATTATGGAATGTCTACGAGGCGAGAGAACATATGATTCGATTGTTGAATTGGACGATTTTGAAATCGATGATTTAAAAATGGAATTTTCATTCGGCAAAAGAGACAAAACAATTAGCATGAGGGGATTGGAGCGATTGGTTGTTAATGAAGATGTAACAGATGATGTGGTTATAGAAAACGGGCATCCAACTTTTGCAAGCCTTTGTGATGTTATGAGAGAAATTGGAGAAGATTATTTGAGAGCAAAGGGAGCAATAGATTAGAAATGAGATGATTAAATGATAAAAAGAATAGTGGAATTTATACCGACACCATATGGATTATTAGTGTTATCGATATTGTTCCTGGTAATAGGACGTATCTTTTTTAGAAAAACATATCTTAATTGCTCCCGGATTATAGAAAAACATTTAGAATGTTTTAAAAATTCTAAGGGGAATTATTCGATTGTTTCAATACTTTTATATTTCGCGGTACCATATTTTGTGGCGGCATCGCTTGTTCAAATTAGGGTAATAGATGATGATGTAATTAATATAGTGACAATAATAATTTCAATACTGACATCAATGTTGTTTACAATGCTGACATTGATATTAGATATGAGAAAGAGAATAATGCAGGATGAGAGTTATGATGCAAATAAAGCAGGAATATCAGCAAAATTGTTGAAAGAAACTTATTATTCTATTATGTTTGAAATATTAATCAGTGTAGTTATATTGATTATGTGTTTTGTGGAGATATTTTCGAAATCATATTCTTTCTTTAGTAGCATCATTATCTATTATTTGACGTTTACATTATTAATGAATTTGTTTATGGTTTTAAAGAGAATTTTCAGTGTTATCGATTATGATATTAAGGTTCAAGATAATAATCAATAAAGTAAGGCACCCTCCGGGGTGCTTTTCTGATGCAAAAAAATAAGCCGGATTGGAAGGTGAGGTGATGGCCAACAATGAAAACCTAGTACGTTTAAGCCCGAGCGAAGCCCGAGAGAATGGCAGAAAGGGCGGAAAGGCCAGCGGCGAGGCAAGGCGCCGGAAAGCGAATTTCCGGAAGACGCTGAACATGCTGCTGACGACCGAGATTGACAGCGAGGAATGGACGCCGATTCTTAAGTCCCTTGGGCTGGATAGCACGTTGGAGAGCGCTCTCAATATGGCCATGATCAAGGAGGGACTGGAAGGCAACGTCAAGGCATATGAGGCGGTGGCTAAGTATGCAGGGCAGTCGGCACAGACCGAGGCAGATGAGGAAGAGCAGCGCATCCGTACCGATCGCGCCAAGAGGGCGAGAGATCAGGAAGTGGGAGATGCTGATTCTGCCGAGGATAACATACAGTCCTTCCTGAAAGCCATGAACCCGTCGCAGGAAGATATGGACAATCTATTTGCAGAGGAGGGCAAGAGCGATGCCGAAGAAGCGGAAGAGACCGGCGAAATTTGATTTTAAGCCGTTCTCAGACCAGCAGCGCAGGCTTATTCACTGGTGGAGGCCGATGGTAAGCGCGTCAGAATGCAATTATGTGATAGCGGATGGGTCCATCCGGTCAGGCAAGACGATTGCCTGCATTATCGGGTTTCTTACCTGGTCACAGGAGATGCATAGCGGACAGACGTTTATTTTGGCGGGCAAGACGATGGGCGCGCTGAAAAAGAATGTCATCCGGCCTATGCTGCAGATGTTGGAAGCGTGGGGATGGCCTTATGAGTATGTAAGGTCTGGATCAGAGCCGCACAGTGACATCGGCAGCAACACATATTACCTGTTCGGTGCCAATACGGAGGCGGCGCAGGACTCCCTACAGGGATTAACTGCGGCCGGCGCATACCTGGATGAGGCTGCACTGTTCCCGAAATCCTTTGTAGACCAGGCGATTGGCCGATGCTCAGAAGACGGGTGGAAATTCTGGATGAACTGCAACCCTGCTGGGCCGCATCACTTCATTCGGGAGGAATACCTCGAGGAAGAGAAGATGATGAGAAAGAAAGTATACCATCTGCATTTCACAATGGATGACAACCTGTCTATCTCTCCGAAGCGTAAGCAGGAATACAAGGACGCCTGGCCGCATGGCAGCGTCTTTTACAAGCGATTTATACTGGGCTTATGGGTGGCGGCGGACGGCTTGATCTATCAGCAGTTTGCGGACAATGTAGCAGACTACACAGTTACCAGCAAGTGGCTACAAGATAATCCAATTCAATATGCAGTAATAGGAGTCGATTTCGGTGGCACGAAGTCGGCCCATTCTTTTACCTTGACAGGGTTTACCCAGGGTTACAAGCAGGTGGTTGTACTTGACGAGTATTACTGCAAGAAGCGGATTAATCCGAAGCAGCTCCAGGATGATTTTATTGACTTTGTCCGCAGAGCGCAGGCAAGATATAAGGTGTATGAGGCTTACTGCGACAGCGCAGAGCAGACGCTTATTGCAGGACTGGAAATGGCGTGCATGCAGGCTCGCGTGAGCATAGGAATTCAGAACGCGATCAAGGGGCCGATCAATGACCGGATCGCGTTCTACAATAGCCTGATCGCCCAGAATCGGTGGAAGGTGATGCGGCATTGCACGCATATCATCGAGGCGTTCGAGCAGGCGGTATATGACGACAAGAAGCCACATCAGGATATCAGGCTGGATGATGGGCTGATGAATGTAGACAGCCTGGATAGCACGGAATACAGCACGGAAAGCGTGCAGGATGACATCCTGTATATCGCGGCATAAGGGGGAAAACTATGAGCAATAAAATTCAACAGTATTTACGGGAACACAAGTATAACACGGCGCCTGATGATACATACAGCCATATTGATAAGTGGCTGGAATGGTATCAGGGGGATGTGGAGAAATTCCATACATACAAGATATATAACGGCTCCATGACTACGGAGCACAAGCGGTACAGCATGGGCATGGCCAAGAAGATCTGCGAGGACTGGGCGAACCTGATCCTGAACGAGAAGGTATCTATCAAGGCCGGAAGTTACGAGGATCGCCTGAATAAAATCCTCGAAGCCAACAACTTCCGCGTCCGCGGAAACCAGCTGCTCGAACTGTCCTATGCCCTAGGCACGGGAGCATTCGTGGAATATCTTGGCGCGGATGGAGATGTCATCATCGATTATATCCGGGCTGACACCTCTGATGTTCGCGCGGCTGACATGCTCTATCCGCTATCCTGGGACAACGGGGATATCACGGAGTGCGCTTTCGGAACGACCCGGGTAATGGGCGGCAAGGAGCGGATATACCTGCAGATCCATCGATTTGGCAGGGATGAGAACGGGGAAAGGCCAGACGAATACTACATCGAGAATAGATATATCGATGCGCAATCAGGAGATGAGATAGATCCTCCGGATGAGATAGAGCCGATGGTCCCAACCGGATATGGCAAGCCATTATTCCAGATCGTATCTCCCAATATCTGCAATAACATCGACCTAGATAGCCCGCTCGGCATATCCGTCTATGCCAACAGCATTTCGCAACTGAAAGGCTGCGATCTGGTATATGACAGTTATATGAACGAGTATATTCTCGGCCGCAAGCGGATTCTGGTGCCCTTATCGGTGGCGAAAATGCAGATGCAGAAAGATGGGGTTGCAGTGCCCACGTTTGACCCCTCTGACTCTGTATATTACCAGATGCCTGCAGACCGGCAGACGGATCTGAAACTAACAGAGGTCGATATGACGATTCGGGCACAGGAGCATGAACTTGGGATCCAGAGAAGCCTTGATGTGCTGAGCCTGAAGACAGGGATGGGGACGGGAAGGTACCAGTTCGATTCCGCCGGAGTGAAGACGGCAACGGAAGTCATTTCTGACCGGTCGGATCTCTATCAGAATCTTGAGCGAAATAAGATTCCGGTGCGAGCAGCGCTGCAGAACCTTGTAAGGGCGGTATCCTGGCTGGATCGGGGCATGGAAGCGGAAGCAACCGTGGATTTTGACGACTCGATCATCGAGGATATCAATGCTACGATCGACAGGAACATAAAACTTGTGCAGGCTGGCCTACGATCTAAGTTCATGGCAATCAAGGACATTGAAAAATGCTCTGACGCGGATGCACAGAAAGAACTGGATCGTATTGCGGGGGATAATCAGATAACCGGCCAGGACATTGACTGGACACAGAAAGACGATCCGGACGATGAGGGAGAAGGCAGCGAGGAGGATGATGCAGATGAGTTTGAACCTGTTAAGGAACCAGCAGGCAGCGGAGAGCATTGACGGCATCTACAATGACCTGGAAGCGCAGCTGATGCGGAACATCGCGCGTCATATCAGTGGCTGGGACCAGCCCATTGATACGGACCGATGGCTGCTGCAGAAACTTGCGGAAATCGGCCGGCTTAATCAGGAGAATGTCAAGACAATCGCGGGGATGTCCGGTCTTAGCCAGACAGCCGCCCAGCGGATGCTGCTGGATATGGCCGAGGAGGCAGTCAAGGCAGTCGACCCGGGACTTAGGCATCTTGCACGGATGGGGCTGGCCGGAGAAGCGGTAGCGCCAAGCAAGAGCAGAAACGTCAAGCAGGCCATAGCAGGCCTGAGAAGGCAGGCGAAGGATACGCTTAACCTCTGCAACACTACGATGCTGTATAAGGCCCAGGATGCATATAAGGGGCTTGTGTGGGATATTGCGGCCGAGGCGCATCGGATGCTGGGAAGCGGGGCAGCCGGATTAGTCGGTGGCGCGGAATCGCGCCAGCAGGCCGTGCGAAAATACATCAGGAAGTTCAACGAGAAGGGCATACCGGCCTTTGTGGACCGCCGCGGGCGGGAATGGACACCAGAGGCATATGTCAATATGGCTATGAGAAATACAGCCAGGCAGACAGCAGAAGAGGTACAGGATGCCCGGTGCAGGGATGCAGGAGTTAATCTGATACAGATTGATTCTCATTCCGGAGCGCGTCCTAAATGCGCAAAAGACCAGGGCAAAATATTCTCCCTGGATAATACAAGCGGCGAGACGGAGGATCTGAATGGGCGGAAGATAAAATATTATCCTTGGAAGGACTCTAGTTACGGAGAACCGGACGGGATTCTTGGCATTAACTGCGGGCATCACAAGTGGCCGTTCGTCCCCGGGGTGAACAATCATCGGTATTTTCCGACAGAGGATTTCGACGCGAATGATAATCTGTATAAAGAAACGCAGGTTCAGAGGGCGCTTGAGCGGGATGTACGGAAGCAGAAGCGGGAGTGTATGCTGTTCGATGAGATGGGGGATGAGGAAGCGTTTAAAGAGGCATCCGTGAAGCTGAAGCAGAAAGAAGCGAAACTGAAAGCGTATGTGGACAGCAAAGACCACCTTCACAGGAGGAAGAACCGGGAACAGGTTGTTGGGTTTGATAGGAATGTTTCTTCTAAAGCTGTGGCGGCAAACAAAAAAGTGCAGAAAGAACTTGCGCAAAAAGCCAGAGATGATAAAATAAAAACAGAGATAAAGGCGGCGGGGATGAAAGGTCAGATCGAACTTTCCCCGAAAAAGAAGATTGATGTTTCGAAATATGCTTTTGATGAAGCACATATCAACAAAGAGAGAGAGAGCATAATGTTTCAAGAAAAGATGCAGAACGCTTTATGCGGGAGGCAGACGTATCCATCACGAGATGGAACGGGCGTTTTGTAAATTATTATAGTCCGGATGGTGCTGTATTTGTTGATACAGAAAACGAGAATATCCGTACAGCATTCCGAAAAGAAGAATTTGACGAGCGTGTGAAGAAGATGCGGGAGATGTTAGAAAAAAAAATGACGAAGGTTAATTGCCCGCTGATGGGCGGAAATATTGATGATGCGGTTTGCTTTGATATCCATATGGTTGTTGAAGGATGTGCTCCGGAGTCTACCGCACCTAGTAAAGCAGTTCAGACGCCGGGATATAGGGACATCTGTCTGAAATGTCCAAATCATAGAGAAGACTGATACCGTTGATCGAATGAGGTCGGCGGTATTTTTATATCATTTTTGAAGGGAGTGATGCTGTTTGATTGTGGTAAATATCACACAGACTGGCCTTACGGTAGATGGCCATGCAGGATACGCAGAAGCCGGGAATGATATCATATGTGCCGCGGTGTCGGCCCTTGCGCAGGGACTGATCCATTCGCTGGATGCTCTGACGGATGATAGTATATCCTATCAGATTAGAGACGGGCACATTGATATAGAGTATAAGAATCTTTCAGAACAGGGGAAGCTGCTGATCGATTCTTTTTTTATTGCTATCTGCGACATACAGGAAACTTATGGAGACAGGTATGTCCGGATTATATGAGTCCATACCCTTGCTGGTGACGTTAAACTGCATGAGAAAAGCCATACGGGCGAAAAACGGAGGTAGAAAGATGAAGCACATGAACATGAAGGAAAGATTTTGGCCTTTTAACCTGCAGTTGTTTGCAGATGACGGCGGGAAAGAAGGCTCTGACGGCGATGACGCCGGGGGTGACGACCCAGCCGGAGGCGATGATCCGGACGAAGGCGGAGAGGGCGAAGGTGAAGAAGATGAGCCGAAGTATACCGAGAAGGATATGGAGGCGGCGATCAAGAAGCGGCTCGCACGCGAAAAGCGGAAATGGGAGAGACAGCAGAGAAAGCTCGAAGATAAGCCGGCGGGCGGTGACAGTAGCAAGGCTGGCGCTGGAGATGGGTCTGAAAAGGATGCCGAGACAGAGGAATTGAGGCGGAAGGCCGAAAAGGCAGAGGAAATGGAACTGAAATGGACCTGCCTGGATCATGATGTGGACAAGGCCTGCGTAGATGATGTGCTTGCGCTGGCAAAAGTACACATGGCCAAGGATAAGGAATCCGACATCGAGGATGCTATTGATGCGGTGCTTAAGAAGTACCCGCAGTTCAAGGCATCATTCAAAGATCGGGATGATGACGATGATGCCGAAGGAGCAAGAGGCAAGGCCTGGGGACAGAGACAGAGCGGAAGGAAGAATAAAACTTCCGGAGTCGAGGCTGAATTCCTGAAAAAGAACCCAGGGCTTAAGATTGATTAGAAAGGATGAAGAGAATGAAATTCAAAATATTTTTACAGTTATTCGCACATGCGCATCAGGAGAGATGGTCTAGCCTGGTGGATGCAAAACTCAGGCAGACGCTTGTGACAAGGGATGAGCATATCTTTAGCACAAACTACGAGGGAAACCCCAAGGCTGGCAGGGTCAAGATCCCGGTAAGGGATACGGAAGTGACCGTAAAGGATTATGACAAGGCGAATGGCGTGGATCTAGAGACTGGAACCACTACTTACATGGATCTAGACATCGATAAGGATAAGGCTGTCAACGAAATGATTGACGGCTATGATGCGGCGGCAGTCCCTGACAACCTGGTGGCTGACCGCTTGGACTCTGCAGGCTATTCGCTGGCGCTGGAGATGGACCGGGCATCCATCAACGTCCTGGA